GTACGTTCTGCGTTGTTCTTAACTCCGCCGTTTCGTATGCTCGCTTGGACGTTGGGGCTGCGCCTTCTTATTATGAGTAATTGATAGGAAGTAAAACTTCATAATTTAACTAAAAGCACGGTGTTGTTATCAAGGCACCGTGCTTTTATATAGGGATATATCGTGCGACACACGACGGTAACTGTAACAACAGGTTCAAATGCGGTACGTTCTACGTTAATCTTAACAACACCGTTTCGAATGCTAACTGGAACAATGGCGCTGCGCACTCTTATCGTTTATACGGAACAAGGGCAAAATGCATGATGTATTCCATACCACTTGGTAAAATATTAAGTCGCAAAAATTCGGTTTAGTAGTGCATGTTAGAACGGTGTATTGAACGACCGAAAGACGATAAGAAGGAAGAAATAATTATGAAATCATACGACCACTTATACGAACAGTTGATATCGGAAGAAAACATCCGATTGGCAATTAAACTTTCGTCAAGGGGTAAAAGAAGTCGCACCGAAGTCAGGAAGTATTTTGATAATCCTGATAAGTACATTGTTCCTATTCAAGAATATGTGTCGCATTTTAAGAATGCAAAACACAAGCCTGTTGAAATATACGACGGTATAACAAGGAAGAAAAGAACCATCATTGTTCCAAAATACCGTGAACAAATCGTTCATCACATGTTGGTGAACATCCTGAAACCTATTATGCAACGTTCGATGTATTATCATTCCTATGGTTCGTTACCAGGTAAAGGTGCGCACATGGGAAGAAAGCACATCAACAGATGGATTCGGAACGACAAAACGAATACGAAGTATTGCTTGAAAATGGATATTTCGAAATTCTTTGATTCTGTTCCACACGATGTCCTGAAAGCACAAATGCGAAAACTGATACACGATGAAGAATTCCTTCGTGTACTGTTTGAAGTAATTGATGTGACAGAACACGGTCTTCCGTTGGGATTTTACACTTCACAATGGCTTGCAAATTGGTATTTGACAGAACTTGATTACTTCATCAAACAACAGCTGAATGCAAAGTATTACATGCGGTATATGGATGACATGGTGATTTTCAGTTCCGATAAAGCTGAATTGCATTACATGAAGAAGCGCATCGAAACGTATTGCAACACGAATCTTGGATTGTCCTTGAAGGACAATTGGCAAGTGTTTCCAATAGATTCACGTGCGCTTGATTATATGGGATTCAGGTTCTTTCGTAACAAAACAACACTACGCAAAGGAATACTTCTAAAAGCATTGCGCAAGGCATACAAGATATACCGGAAGGGAACTAAACCGACATTGTTCGAAATACGTCAAATGATGTCATATTTTGGATGGTTATCGGCAACAGACACCTACAAAGTGTATTACGAATGCATAAAACCGTTCTTTTCGTTTCAGTATGCAAGACGTAGAATATCAAACCATGAAAGGGGTACGAACAATGATCAGATTGGATTACAAGTTAGTTGAAGGTTATCAGGAAGAAAAACCACTTGCCGTTGATTTGACATCTTCACAGGCTGGTGTATATCTTCGTAAGGATTTCAGATTGGTCAATAATAAGGACCTGACCGGTCAGCATTGGCAATACAAGGAAGCATTCCTGACGTTGGAAGAATATCAGGAATGCATGAATGAAAAGGAATCTGTTACTTTAACAACAATTATGCAGACATTGTCAGAAATTCAGATGCAGATTGATGAAATCGCACCGGAAGAAGAATATGACGATGAAGAATAAAGAAAGGCGGTGTTGGTATGCATAGTCCATTATTTGAAAAGCTGAAAGAACAGTATGAAAATAATTACATTACAATTGAAACACTTCGTGGTCGTGTTGAACTTGGTAAGAAGAAACCATCGAAAGGGATTACCGAAGAAGAATTCTTCGAAATCACAGGTGAAAAATATTGAATGAAGCGATTTGGGTTGCCGTTATTGGATGTATAGGAACTTGCGTGTCGGCAATAACTGTATTTATTGTTCAGATGCGCAAATTACGTCTTGAAAATAACGCACGCAACGAAGAAAATCTGAAAGCACAGCAGAAACAGGTTGATGATCTGAAAGAATCCATAAACAAGAAGTTAGATGACCACAGGAAGGAATACATTTCAGAAATCGACAAAGTGAAATGTGCGTTGAACGATACCAATGGGATCATAACAAGTATGCAAGCATCATACCAAACAACGGTGGCAACCGTTGAATTACGTTTGGAACATATGACAAGCGAATTTGCTGATATGAAAACTGAAGTACGTGAACACAATAATTTCGCAAGACGGTTGCCTGTGGTGGAAGAACAAATCAAAGTCGCAAATCATCGAATTGAAGATTTAGAAAGGAAGGAAAATTCCGACGATGGAAAATAAGAATCGCAGACCAAAACGATTCGGTTTGACCTGGACAAAACAAATCACGAAATGGTTATTGATAATCGGTGTCATCAATGGGATGGCACCGTTTGTTTTGTCAGTATTCGACAAAGAACCTTGTGTCGAAATGGGTATTGCCTGGGTGACAGAAATCGTTGCTGTCGCACTTGGGTATTTCGTCAGGGGGTTCAAGGATACAAAGGAATCCGAAAAAGTACGTCTTATTGAAGAAAACAGTATAAATATCGATGCAAAGGGGTGATTATATGAATTTTATTATTGATAATTGGTTCATTATTGTCGCAATCGTGTGTTGTATGGCATTCGTTGTGATTGCTTGCGTGAAGTTCACAGGATTGCCAACAACGGAACAGGTTGAAAACATCAAAGAATGGTTGAAATGGGCGGTCACGATGGCAGAAAAAGAACTGTCATCAGGTACCGGTCAATTGAAACTTCGTATGGTATATAACATGTTCATCGAAAAGTTTCCGAATGCTTCGAAAATGGTTGCGTTCGAAGTGTTTTCCGGATGGGTTGACGATGCACTTGTTTGGATGAAAGACCAGCTTACAACGAACGAAAACGTGAAGAACATCGTTGAAGGTTCTTCCGGAACAGGGGAACAGTAATGAATATACTTTTCGCAACCATAATTATTGTTTCACTTGGCTGTATGGTTGGTTATTTTGCAGCCGGAAAAGGAATTGCAGAAATGAATGAATATTTGAAAGGGGTGAATGATTATGGCAACAGCCGCACAGGTAAAGAAGTTCATCGAACAGATAGCACCGATAATTCAGAAGTATGCGAAGATAAATAATTATAAAATCGCATCAACGGTCATTGCACAGGCATGTTGTGAATCGGCATTCGGAACATGTGCCTTGTCACCGTATCACAATTACTTTGGGTTGAAATGCGGTTCAGCATGGAAGGGTAAATCAGTAAACATGAAAACCAAAGAAGAATATACACCTGGAACGTTGACATCCATCAAAGACAACTTCCGTGCGTATGATTCTATGGAAGAAGGTGTTGCCGGATATTACGGTTTCATAGCTGCCAAACGTTATTCAGGCGGAATTGCCGGCGGAAACCTTCACGATGCTACAACTTACCGTCAGTATGCTGAAATGCTCAAATTGGACGGATATGCCACATCCAGCACCTATGTTTCAACGTTGTGTAATCTTGTTGAAAAATATGACCTGACAAAGTATGATAATTTTGATGTGCCTGTACAAAGCACCACAGCGCCACAGGAAGCCGTTTCGAAACCGAAGGTATATTTTAAGGTCGGAACGAATTACACCTTGCAATACGGCATGTGGGTGCGTGAATCGGCGAACGGATTGAAGAAGCCGTGGTCAAAACTTACGGTATCAGGTAAATCGCACTCTGTACGTCAATCAGATGGTACAGCTGTAATGCGCAAGGGAACGGTTGTCACGTGTCAGGAAATAAAGACGGTTGGTTCAGCAACATGGATCCGAATTCCTTCAGGATGGGTGTGCGGTATCGGTTCAGATGGCACACAGTATGTGAAATAACTTGACACAAAAGTGACACAAAACACCTTCAAAGTATTGATTTTACGTTGGTGTAAATTATCAAAGAGATAATTACAAGGTTTTTCAGAATCCCCACAAACGTTGTGTTTGTGGGGATTTTTTAATTTTCAAAATCTGCTCAAATCTGCTCAAATCTGCTAACTGTGACACAAATGTTACACAAAAGTGACACAAATCATATTCTGTTTATTGCTTCCAGCAATTCTTTCATTTCAATGTGCGTATACACGTTTTCAGTAATTCCCTTACCGGCATGACCAACAATCTTCTTGATTATGCGTTCATCAATACCGGCAACCGTCATCATCGAAATACACGTGTGCCTGGTATCATGTGGACGATGTGTTGTAGGG